ACGGTGGTGATACCCCATTACTCCCATCCCCAAATAAAATGTTTGCAGTAAAATCATCAGTGTACACTACTTCAAAAATTTTATCGTCTGTGGAAGAGGCTTGGTATAAATTATTTACTTGTCTATATGCACCATTAGCTTGAGGAGTTTCTGTAGAAGTTACATAAACCTGCACACTATTTTGTACTACTGGGCTTTCCTCTAAAACTACAGATTTAAAAGTATTTATACTCGTAAAAGTTCCACTTTGTACAGCAAAAGCACCTTCTAGTAAAACACCTTCAGCATAGTTCCCTGAAGAGAAGCTTGCCACAGAAGAAGTAAATGAAATGGTTCCATTACTATTTACAGCATCTATCATACCAGTGCTTTGTCTATACAATGTAAATGTAAGAGGTTCTCCATCCTCAGGAGAAGTTACCGTGAATACTCTTTCAGAGGGCTGTAATGTTAATGTGTTGTCGATTTCAGTAACCCCATCAACAGAAATATCAACTGTGGCTTGGGAAGAAGTGGGACCATTCAAAGAAATTCCAACAAGCTTAAACAGCTTTCTTACGCTATCTATATCCTTAGCGGTAGTTATAAAGTTTTCATTAGCTAACATATCTGATTTTAATGACATTACTGCTCCCATATAAGAAACAAGCTCTATAAGCATTAGCCCCAAATCAGACTCTACAAAGTTATTATACTCTAAAGGGTAAACTGCGCGTATATAGTTCATTAAAGATTCTCTCAAAGTAGCAAAATCCGTAGATCCGTAATCAATATAAGTATCTTTTAAGGAATCTGGTATTTGTGCTAATCTTTGAAAGTCAGAAGCTACTGTAGTGAATGGTACTGCTCTACTAGAATACGGGTTGCTCATAATTTTACCTTTATATTTATAATATCTGTTGATTTAACTGGGGACACCGATACCTGAACCTCTATCCCAGGCATCCCAAAACCATGTAAGTTATCGCTTTGAAAAAATCTAATACGATTAACTTTAATATTTGGAGCATATCTAGTTAAACCACTTTTAATTTCACTAGCCAGTATCCCCGCTAAAACATTAGTAAAAGGCTCAAATACAAAATTCATTAAGGTTGTACCAAAATCAGGTAACATAAGTCGTTCCCCTTTTTTAGTTAAAATAAATTGAGTTATCTGATCTTTAATTAATGAATAACCAGTAGACTGACTAAAATAAGGAATAGAGGAAGATCTGCTAGAGGGCCATTGTAAACCTATAGTCTTAGACTTAGGACCAGATATGATACCCTCTTTAACTATATTAGTAGCTACTTTTCCATATAATACCATAATTTTAAATCATAAAGTGTAGTAAGTTAAATCAATATTCTCAAAAAATAGTTTTTGGGCTTCATAATTTTTAGTAAGCTCTGTTGTATTTAGGGCTGTGTTATATATTTTTAAATTTCCTAAGTACCCATTATAAGAACTAATCACACCAGCACCAGTATCTAAAAATCCACCAGAAGATGTGGCTAAATCTACAGGTCTTCCATCTGTCCACCCTCCTCCCACAACCCAAGGAGTAAATTGAGGGTATGTATTTGGACCATTATTAAATACTGAAATTCCAGTTTCCTGTGTAACATTAGTTTCTGAGTAGTAAAAACTACTAGTACTTACTGATTTGGGAAGCATAAAGGAGGGGAGTTGTGGTGCCGAATGTGGAGTAACATCGAATACATCAGATAAAGCAGATTCTTTAAATAAAACACCGTTTATATAAAACTTAAGAGCATCGTTAGGCGGGTCGAATACGATCTGTAGGTTTACAAACTTAGACTTTATATCCGAAAACGATGTAGACCCAACTATTTTATCTGTGGAGACCACAAATTTAAGTATATCGGTAGAGTTTACTCTACACCCAGCAGGGCGAACAAATCCAACTGATGAAGTATTATAAGATTGAGTAGGTGCTATAAAGAACACAGAAGATCCAGTTCCAGCCTGATAATTTCCGTTAAAAGGAGCTATACTTAGTGTAGAACTTAAAGCGTACCCAGCCCTAAAAGAATCGTCCCCAGAAACATAAATAACACAACAAGCATCATTAGAAGAAAGGGGGTATTTATCTCCTCCCGAATTAAGCGTGAACTCTACAGACTTAGCTACCCCATCAATATTTTTAGACTTCCAAGTTCCGCTGGCTTGATAGGATGCCTCTGGGAGAGGGTTATTTGGGAGAGAGGATATTATCCAGTCCCCAGAGTCACCATTGGAATCAGCTACTCCAGACACAACAGAAGAAACTGAAGTGACATAACCACCATAATTCTCTCTAGGATTAAGGTCCGTACTACCAGGGTTAACTATGCCATTTTCATAATACATTCTAGGATCTCTACTAAATCCCATTAGCATTCCTCTTACATTAATAGAACCCCTATCTACAACTATAGAGGATTGATCTAAATTTTGATTATCCCCCCCTGTATTTTCGCACCCCAATAATACCCTATAGTAGTGCATATCACACCACTTACCTCCTGCACTACTCAACTCAAGTCCAAATGCGCTAGTATCATAAGGGTGAGATAGAAAAGTTTCCCCACTTGGAGGACCCTCTTGTTGCGATAATCCTGGGATATAGGTCCAAAGATCAATAGTGGCACCCTGATTGGAATATAGTAGGTTCTGATAAGAACTAGTATCAGGTAATTTAATGTAATTACCTGCCCCCCGTATACTAAAGGGGTAAGTGGACCAAGTTTCCCCAAAAAATTCATAACCAGCAGACTTTTTATATACTTGTGGAATTCCTGCTAGATAGGGTATACCCAAACCTTTTTGGAATAAGAGAGGTAAATTAGTTGATACAGTTTGGGCTCTGTCATAAGTCCCTTCCGCAATACAATTTAAAGTTTTAAAATCAAGAGAACTGGGAGACTGTATATTAACATCTGCAAAATTATATATTGCCTTTAATCCATGAGTAACTATATTAGTGGTTAAGGAGAGTTGCGGCGAGACATCCTCTAGTGATTCCCCATCTATATTACTCCCAACTCCTATAGGAGCCACCTCTAAAGGAGTTAATACTACTTTATCACTAATTCCTTGAGAATGTACATATGTAGGAGCTATAGGCAACACTATACCACTAATTTCTCCATGATCAAAGGATAAATTTCTTTGTTTTTGCACTACAACATCTAGATTTATTGAACTAAGGAAAGAGAAATCATTAATTGGCACCTGTCCAGGGGAAAAATATGTTTCCGATCCAAACAAATCAGGAGCCTTTACAGCAACTTCAATTTGTTTCTTTCTTTTGTTTATTTTTTTATTAAATGCTGCATTTTGTGATTTTATTTGTTGGGTATAGTTTATATGCAACGCTGAATCGGGGCCATACCCTAAAGTTTGTAGCTCAACTATATTTTTAGTTAAATTACTAATAGTTTGGTTTCGTTGAGTCTCTAAAACTTGTAAATAGTGGTCATCTGCATAGTAAGTCTCTAAAGCAGTAGTATTATCTATTTTTTTGATATCAAATAATGTATCTACATAAGCATCTAAATCTTTTAAAGAGTATGCTGTCCCTCTTCCACCTAAATTAGGGGAATGATCAAGCCTCCATCTATCTTTAGCGGGTATAAAAGTTAAATCCTCTACAGTTGGTACGGGAGAGCCATCTGCGTATGTTCTGGTTTGAGAATCATAGTAGATTCCATCTACTGATAAAAGATACTGCCCAGTCTTAGCCTTGGGAGGACCAAAAGTAAGTCTAAATATTGGAGAAAGATCTACTAAATCAGTATTTACTGGTGCTAGTATGGGTATAAGGGAGGGATCTTCTGCTCTTTCGCCCATAATAGTCGATATATCCCCTAATACTTTATTAGCTTTATCCACATACTCTTGAGCAGCAGTTATCTGAGCCTTTAAAACTAAAAACTCTCCTTTAGTTCTAGTAAGAGCCCCCTCACCTGATCCAGAATCTTCCCCTTTCTGTTCTGCCTCCAGCATATCCTGCCAATCCTGCCAACACGCCTCATATGCCTCTATCTGATCAGCTACATCCTCATACGCTTGGTATAAAGCCATTCCTCCACCAGCTATAGCTCCGAAGAAGTTTCCCATAGTACTCAAAAAA